GCCTTTTCAAATGTCTGAAGTGTTATACACGGATTGTAGAAATCTCTCATTGTAATTCATCTCCTTTAATAATTCTTACGCCCTTGTTGAACATAGCAGCGATCTCAACTTCTGCTTCATAGTCTTCACACCTGATCTTAGCATCGCTTGTCTTGATGTATGTGTACTTATAGTTGTCTGTTGTCTGCCAGTCAGGGAGCTTGCTTGTATCTGTGTAACCGTCTACATAGTAGATGACACGAGGAATACCGATTCTTCCTGAAGCATATCCAAACTTCTTGAAGTACTCATCGTACTGGTCAGCGACTACATCAGCAAGTCTTCTACGGATAATGCAGAAGTCAGCATTGACTGCTGTGTTCATAAGGATAGTACCATCGCCATTGCTCTTGTGATATTCGTGTGCTACGAATGCAGGACGTGTGAGCTTCATATTCTCATAGAGAGCAGCGCCCTCGTAGTCACCTGTGATGGTTGAGTAAGCACTCTTGATTATGTCTGTCTGATATTCCTGTGCCTTAAAAGAAGTCATAGTCTGTGCCATACTTCCACCAGCAGCTGCAAAGTCAAGACCCTGCGATACACCAAGACCAACATTCGGAAGTGTACCGTCTTCTGATACATGACCGCCGGACATACCAGCGATGGCATCTCCCATCTGTGATAAACCGCTTGATATTGTACCTTCCAATTCAGCCTGTCTCTGGTATCTTCCCATTACAGTGTTGTTTGCAATAGCAGAAGCGCTGACAGCCGCGATCTGAGCCAGCCAAGCATCAGTAACATAAGCCACTGTTGCGAACTGCTCAAACATTATAGCTTCGTTGAAGTTACCATAAGGGTTCTGGACATTCTGTGAATAGTTTTCCTTATATCCCTTAGGAACAACAGCGATACGTGGCTTCTCAGCCATATCACCGTAGAGATATAAATGAACAGTTGGCGTTCCATTCCTGATGTTGTCGAACCTCTCATACTGATATTCTTTCACATCACCAGCTGGCGATGTAATAGTCAGATATGAAAATGGATAGCAAGCCAGCTTAGGTGAACGTCCATTAAGATCACTAAGTCCTGTGCCTGAATATATCAGTTCCTTAGGAGCAGCAGAAGCAACTGTGTCACCGTCATAAGCGAAGAACTGCAAGAATGCAACAGGCATAGCATAGATAGCAAGTATAGAACTTACACAGTTCCAAGAGGTAAGCTTGTCTATCAGGTTCTTCATATTGTATGTCTGTCCACTGTTCTCAAACCTTGGATCGAAGCCAAGCACGTAGTACGGGTGAGGTAATTTGTTGCTCCACTTCTTGTTAGAGATTTCAGCGTTAGCTGAATATATGGTGTTGTCGTCTCTGTCAACAGAGAAGCCATCACCTGTTATTGATATGAATGCCTTGAGTGAGTTAAACCACTCTGCTGGTGTAGGCGTAATTCCCTCTTCTGCCAAGCTATCAAAGTCAATGGCAGACAGCATCATAATGTAACACATCTTATCCTGGTTAGCTGAGCCCATCATTGACTGCATCATATACAGACCGTCTCTGTCTTCATGCTGATCATCATTAGTTCCGATATTATAGATAGCTTTCTGCAAGTCTTCAGTAACCAGCAGACCTTTCTCTGCTGTTCTCAGCTCCAAGATTTCTCCGGAATAAGGATTGGTTGCAGCTGCCTGTGCATCAGCCTGTGACATATGCTCACGCTCAATGCTTGTCTGTGATACACCCAGTTTGAACATATCAGTGAACCACCAGTCAATACGGAATGTCACATAAGCCATATCGTTGTTTCCGTAGTCCTTATCAATAATACGAGCATAGTACAGCTTGTTATCATACTGAGGATTCTGGAATGACAGATAGTTGCAGGCTTCCAGCTGAACACCTGTAATATCCTTGAGTGATATCTTGACTGTGTTGTTTCTCTTCTTTACCATCTGAACTGTCTTCTCATACACCAGATGGGAAGCAAAGTACGCTTCCCTATCTGCTGCAGACTGCCAAGCAGGACGCTCATTGTTCGAGGGTGAAGAGAAGATGTTGCTATAAAGTTTAAGTGTTGAGTTAGGTGTCAATCTTCCCATAGCTTTTTATCCTTTCACTTTCATCTTGTGTACAAAGTCGTACATCTTAGTTCCAGTACCATTACCACCGAGTTCGTGATAGATCTCATAGACTTCATCGAACTCTTCCAGCTCTTCAATCGTGATCGATGACTGTGCAGAAAGAGTCTGGAACTGTTCCCTGAGCTCCCGTCTGAGTAAGACAACCATACCCTTAGTTTCGAGAGTCTCACCCTGCTTCTTATTCTTTACCATAAAAGTTACATAGCCAGTTATCGCTGAGATGATAGGGGTTACGACAGCAACAACAATGGCTGACATCTCAGCTGACAACAATTGCTTCTACTCCAATCTTCTTCAATGCTACGACCAATGTGTCGGCATTCAATCTGTTAGAGAAAGCCCCTACCTGAACTCTGTAGATTAACTTGCCGTTGATTGTAACATTCTTGATGATGGCATTAAAGCCCTTGCCCTTGAGGGAAGTAGCAAGCTTCTCAGCATTAGCCTTGATGCTGAATGCGCCGACCTGTACCCTGTAGAGCTTCTGTTCCTTAGCGTGGAACATATTGTAGATCTGCTGTCCGTACTCTGTTCTCTTGTCTACGACCTTGTTGCTCTGGTCAGCAGGCTTCTCGTACTTCTTAAGCACTGCTTCAGCTGCCTGTCTTACGGAGATAGAACTTGTTAGGTCTTCCATAAGTGACTTGTTCGCAGACATCTCAAAGATGATTACGTCAAGCTGAAGTTCCAGATCAGCGATGGACACCTTACGTTCCTTAGCCGTATTCAGGAGCAACTGCTTACGTGACCAGTATGTCCACTGTGCCAAGCCGTAGCCAGCCTTGTCGTTGATGAAGTCAGGATAGTTGCCGTTGTCAACAAGCATCGTGTAGTCTTCATCAGAGATGTTCAGCTTAGAGTTAAAGCTGTTCTGCAAGTTGTTTGTCTTGAAGTTAGACTCTGCTTTAAGGTTACCCATAATACCTGCAACAGCAAACTCATTCGGACACCACTTGATGAGGTATTTCCAGATCTTCTCTTCAATGGTTTTACCGGTAAGTTCTGTCTCAGGTAAGAGCAGAGCGTTGACCTTGTCTGTCAGATCCTGCATTCTTTCCATAAGCCAAGCACCAGGGCAGGACTTATTAGCGAACCAGCGATGGACAGTGAACTGCATCTCATTGCTTGCAGGTGAATACTTAAGTGCCTTGTCCTTGTCAGGAATCCAGACAACCTTAGACTTGCCATTACGCTTACAGATATCAGCACAGAGCTGAACCAGCTTGTCATATACTACAGGCTTGAATGCGTAAGGCTCAGTGTTGTCAGAAGCACACTCAATCGTAACGGCTCTCTGGTCGTTAGGGTTAGATGAAGAGCACCAAGAACGGTTACACTCTTCAACATACATTCCGACTCTGCCGTCTTCTCCGATACCATAGTTAGACGAAGCCTTACGTGATGGCTTCGCAAACAGGTTACCCAGAGATTCAACAGAAGCCTGACCGACCACACAGTGAGGTGTGATACGGTCAATGGCGTGTGTCCTTGCTCCACTGTTATTCGGTGAGAGCAAGGTGAAATTGACTAATGGTGAGTTGCTCATAATAGGTTATTCTCCTTTCACGTTATACTTAGCTGAACTGATGCCAAGCATAGTTCCGAGCATTGTGTCGAATGCAGCTCCGACTGTCAGGATCTCCTGTGTATAAGGAATAGCAAATGTCATTCCGACTACACCGTAGAAAGCGAGGACAGCAGGAAGTCCGACAAGTGCGATGTACTTTAAGATGTCATAGGTTTTGTTACTGAGTTTCATAGTCTTGATCTCCTTTCTTATAATGTGAAATCTATTACACTGGCAGGATCGAAGTTGATCGGTGAGTACAAAGTCTCAAGTAATTCACAGACCAACTCGTTGTCAGTGAGTTCCAAACTGCTTGTGCTTATGAAATAAGCCTTAACTGAAGAAAGCGGAAGTGTTCCTGATAAGCCCATAGCCTGAGCTATGTCTGCTTCCTTATCTACGATTGCATCTCTTAATGCTTTCATCTTAAGAGCATTCGGAGCTACGGTTACAAGGTCAGGAGCTGTCACTCCTGTGACAACTGTAGCAGACACAGAGGACACTATCCACTGAATGTATGAATTAGCAGGACAACGGAGAATCGGATCGCCGTCTCTTGATGTTGCAAGGAAGATAAGATGATTCCGGAATGAAGCCATTGTCTGCGATGCTGACACATTAAGCGGTGTGTTAGATCTCTGCACTCCAATTCTATATGGGTAAAAGTCTCCGTTGAAAATTGCATCGCTTGCATACTGAATACTCATCACGTCATAGCATTCAACACCGAGATCAAGCAGAGAGTATGTGCTTCCACTTGAGCCTGCGAGATTGAATCTGAACATATGCATTCCGTGGTTACGGTCTGGTATGATGCCGTTTGTATATCCAGACGGCGCAGACGAGAAGTTGAGGTAACCATAGGATACACTGTTAGGGAGAGTGAGCTTAGCATTGAGGACAGCCGGATCAACAGATCCACCGCCGCTGCCGTGTTTCTTCATATAAG